GGTAGGATACTTCTCATGTACCTCTAACCATTTTTGATATAAGGTATATTCACGTACATCCATCTGTGAGGCATACGTAAGGTCCTTAATCAGTATTTCTTTCAGCTGCTCGGTATCAATGTGTTCAAAACGTTCAGGTTCATTTAGTACCTGCCATTTCTCCCACTGAGCATCAACATAATCTGTAGGTGTGGCCATTAAGTTCTTTGTGCGAGTTGATTCATTTTCTTAGGATTAAAATACTTGCGTCTAATTTTATCCAGTCTTTTTAGACCGTATTGTAATGCAAGTGGTTTTACACGGCTAGTATACACTATCCCGTTCATGTGGTCAAGCTCATGGAGAAAACATCTTGCAGATATACCATTAAAAGTTTTGGTACGTTTCTCACCATTGTAATCCTGGTACTCCACTTCCACGGTTTCTGGTCTAGTGATGTGTAGATTTAGGAAAGGGAATGAAAGGCATCCTTCTTCCATGTGTTTTTCTCCACTTGATGAAAGTATTTTTGGATTAAAGTATGCCACATATTCTTCGCCGGCACCCATAACAAAAACACGGTATTCGAAACCACATTGGTTGGCAGATAAACCAATACCATTTTGTTTCTTGCAAGTTTCTACCAATGTTGATGCAAAACTATTTGCATTGATTGGTGCATTTTCAAAATCAAACTCTGGTAAAACTTTGTACAGAGCTGGATGGTCTGGTGGTACCAAATCAAATGTTTCAACTTGTGTTGCTGTTGGTTTAATCTTAACCGCTTCTACTGTGTCGTATAAGACAATATCTTCTGTACTCATTTTGCAATCCTTGAAAAATTATTTTTCTTTTCAAATTTAATGACCGAACGGAACTTATCGAACAATTGGTCGCCTTTATGTGAGATAACAAATACGTTTGTATCTGCACCCATTTCTTGTATTAACTTTAGAAATTCTTCAGTGCCTACGGTGTCGAGGCTGGAATCAAACACTTCATCAAGTATCAACAAATTTGTATTGGTACTATTCTTTAGTTTGGCAATTTGTCGCCAAGTAAATAATAATGCCAAATCAATACGCATCTTTTCACCTTCTGAAAAATTAGCATAAGAGAAATCATCACGGTGTCTACTCTTAATTGTTTCTTCAAAGTTTTCATTGATGTTAAAGTTAACAAAAAAGTCCATGGCTTTCAGGTACTTGTTAATTAACTTGTTCATAACTGGCAAGTATTGTTTGATGATCCGTGTCTTAATGCCACCATCTTTCAACAAAGTGCCTGCAAATTCATGGTAATGTTTTTCTATTAAACAAGATTCATAACCTTTTTTATAATCATTCAATGCAACATTCAATTCGATTAATTTTTGGTCACCACCTTCTGTACCAGTTTGTTTCTTGGTCAACTCATCAATCTCATTATTCAATTTAGATATGTAACTGTTTATTGCTGACATAGTAGAGGTGTGTTTAATAATTTCACCATTGTGGGAACTGATATGTGAAATGATATCGGTTATTGATTCTATTTCGGAAGTTACTTTGTTTAACTCCTGTTCAATCTCAGATAGGCCAGTTTTTTGTGTAGTGATTTTCTCTGACTTTTCTTGTACTTGAGAACCTTTCCACTCAGGTGTAATAGGTTGTTTACATGTTGGACAATCGTGGTTGTTTTCATAGAAGTCAATCTCCTTTTGATTACGGTCAATATTAGTCTGAACCTTACCTTTGATTTGAAATAGACCCTTGGCTTTCTTGTCAAGTTTCACTTTCTTATCACCAACTTTATTTTGCAATACTGAAATGTGTTTGTTAATCAACACAATATCATTTTGCAATTTGTTATGTTGTTCTTTTGATTTTTCGATTTCTTCCAGTTTACGATTAATTTCCGTATGGTTATTCTTTTTGTGTTCTTCGATGTTTTGTTTCTGTAAGGTTATCTTTTCTTCTGTAAGAGATATGGCATACTTTGATTTATTTAATTCTTCTTTGATGGCAGAATTCTTTTCTTTAATCACATTGTTCATTGAGGAAAAGATTTGAATGTCTAATAGGTCCTCAATGATTGCTCTGCGGTCTGATGCCGACAGTTGCATAAACGGAACAAAGGATGCTGAACCAAGAATGACAACCTGCGTAAAAGACTTGTAATTTAATTTGAGAATATTATTCTCTAGTATCTCTTGATAGTCTTTTGCAGCTGCATCTTGGTTCAACAATACATCATTCAGGTATATTTCAAATATATTTGGTTTAATGCCACGAATAATTTTATATTTCTTTTGGCCAATATTGAAATGCACTTCAACAACAGCCTCTTTGCCGTTGACAGAATTTAGTAACTGTGGCTTATTGATTTTACGAAAAGGTTTACCAAATAAACCAAAACATAATGCATCAAGTATTGTGGATTTACCTGCACCATTGTGGCCAATAATTAATGTATTGTTAGACTTGGTAAAATCAATCTCAGTAAAATGGGCTCCAGTGGAAAGAAAATTCTTCCACTTAATTTTTTGGAATAAAATCATGCTTGTTCAGTATTCAGTGCCTCTACGTAGAGTTCTTTTAATAAGGTTTTTAACCTGTCGTTGTCAATACTTTCTTCCGTAATGCCATCAACATACTTGTTTAATATAGTGATTGTATCTTCAGCTTCATCAATCACTTCATCACCATCTTCCAATTCTGTAAAATCTTCAGCAATTGTAATGTCTGCTGGGTTTACATTATACAGGTTATTCATGAACTTGTCAAACAAATATGGGTTGTTTTTATTGATTACAACCACTTTAACATAGGTATTTGTATATGGTTTTAAATCTTTGCCATCAATTTCTTTGATTGATTGTTCTTTATCATCATAAATGATACGATGAAACATCTTGTTTGGATTTTCTATGAACTCAAGTTGGTGAGTATCCAAATCAAACAAGTGAAAACCCCGACTGTCATTATAATCTTGCCAAGTAAGTTCATACGGATTTCCCAAATAGTAGATATCATCACTAGAAGATTTGTGATGGTAATGACCACTAAAAGTGTGACTAAACTTCCTAAAAATTCCACGGTCTAACCCTCCTTCGGATGGCATACCACGATACATGGCAAAACCAGCAATTTCAAAATGACCCATACAAAACTTTGCATCGGTGTCTTTTAATGTCTTTAAAGAATCTTCATAATTCTCTGGACATATCCAAGGCATCATACAAATCTTATGTGGTCCAACATATATTTCGGTTGGATGGTCAATAACATTTAAGGTGATACCATATTCACCTAACAATAAATCGGCTGAGTTAACATCGTTAGTGTTCTTAAAATAAGTATCATGATTACCAGCCAACATGTGAACTTGAATACCCATTTCAAACAATGGGTCAAAGAACATTTGCTTTGCACGTTTCAACGAAAAGAAGTTGATATACTTTCTACGGTCAAACGTGTCACCAAGAATAAGTACAGTATCAATCTTTTCTTTTATCAAGGTGGGAAAGAACGTGTCCTTATAAAACTTCTCATAGAAGTCTAAAAAAAGTGTTGAGTCATTTCTGGCACCAAAATGTTGGTCTGTAATTATTGCTACTTTTGACATTCATCATATTCCGTGTTTAATTTTTTCAATCTTTCAACCTCAGCATTATATACTCTTTGTCTCAATTTAGAACTACTGTATGGATGTTGTCTATCATGGAAGAACAACTCTATACCGTTATCAAGGCAGTATTGTTTTGCGGTAAAGGGTTTTGATTTGTATTCATCACCTAAAAACCGTATATGAATAGTTTGTGTTTTGAAAATGTTTTCCAAATCTTCTTCTGTTTCATACACCAATACTTCATCAACATATTTACATCCAGACACTTGAACAAACCTTTCATACAAAGACTGTACTGGTTTGTTTTTACTATCAGGTCTATCAATAGTCGGGTCTGATTGTACTGCAACAATCAAATGGTCACAGTGTTGTTTTTCAATCTTTAACATCGTAACATGACCAGCATGAAACAAATCCAACGTACTACAATTAAATCCTATTTTCATTTATTCAATTCCCCAATACATTCATCAAGAGCCTCATCAGTGGATCTAATTTTATAAACAGATTCCAACTTATCGGTATTCAAAACACAGTTTGAACGAGGTGCAATTACCGAATCTTTAAATTGTTTTTCGGTAAACCATTCTTTGTTCAACCCCATTTTATCAGAAATTTTCTTCGTTGTTGTGGATCCTGTATTACACAGGTTATAAATTCCAAATTTTGGTTCATTTTTATAAAAGAATACGGCAACTTTTGCAATATCATAAACACAACTGACAGAATTTTCTTTATCTATAAGTTTATCATATTTACTTAATTTTGTCAATAGACTTTTTGGATTATTTGTACTACAAAACGGCATTCTTACTCTCATTAGGTAAGATTTGTGTAGGTATGGTGTAAGTAGGTCTTGGGCCAGAGTTTTGGATGCACTATAAAAAGATGCATTATCAAAATTAAAGTTTGGTGTATCTGTTTCTAACCAACCACCATCTTTATATCCGGTATAAACACAACCAGATGAAATATGCATGATAGGAACATCTATCGCTTTTTCCAAACTTAATGGAAACAAAACATTACCTTCAATTGTTTTTTGTTTATTGTGTTCACAGGCATCCACATTTGGAACGCCGGTATATCCCGCACAATTGATAATGTAACTTGTATTCATAGGAACAAAATCTTTGTGAGAAATCCAGTTATATTTCAAACCTTCTTGTTCCAATTCTTTTTGTATAAAACTTCCAATATAACCATGGCCAATCAATGTAATCATATTCACTCCTCAATAAACTTTTCAAGTCCTTTTGGTTTCTTTGCCGCATCTTTTTCGGCTTTCTTTGCTTTTCTGGCATCCTCATATGTTCCGATAAACTCTGCAATATTATCATATAGTTCAAATTGTTTGGTACTACCATCTTCACCTTCCAACATTTCAAACTCATCCAGAATACCATACATCTCTGTGGCTTTATACTTCACATACAACTGTTTCTTTTCTTTCTGTATGCGTCTTAGAAAGGCAAAGTAAATGATTTGAGTAAAGTATGCAAATGGATTGGAAGACTTTGTTGGATCAAAGTTTGCAAAGTACATTAAACAATTCTCAATACCATCCGAAACCATTTCATCTCGGTACGTGTAGTTAATGAAGTTTGGTTTATGTGACAGACCTTCGGCAATTTTCATCCAACATTCACCAATGTAATTTGGAATGTTTGGCTTTGGTTTGTTGGCAGCCTCAGCTTCTACACATCTAGATTTATAATCTACCAGTGCCGCTAGGAAGTCTTGATTGTTTATATAATGTTTTTGTTTACTCATTCAAATGTACCATAAAAAGTTGTTGACAAGGGGCTTGACATGTGTTATAGTCCTCGGTGTTCCCCTATGATGTTAATGTATTAAGGATTTACCAATTTCCTTTTCTTCGAAAGCAGCTAGTACCTCATCGTTGAGTTCCACTTCTCTTTCTTTCCTCTCAGAGTCTTTCAACTTAATGATAGCTGATGAATAATATTCTTCAAAATCATCGGTTGGTTCCATTGTGCATAGTATGTTATCTATACCAACCTCAACAGACTCACCTTTCATTACGAACACCGGTAACCAGTGTTGTAACATAAGATTTGTTCCTCTGAGCTCGAACAACATGGGATTGTCAATCACCACTTTGTTATCTTTTTCAAAAATGCAGTCACAGATTACATCTAGACCGTCTTTAAATCGTAAAATTTTAACTGCCATTTTTTAGTCCTATATTGTAAATTTTAAAAGAGAACTGTTCTTCATTATATATCTTCACTCTTTCTACGAAGTGTTGCAGAGTAAAGTTTGTATGTTTTTTGATTCTAAGGTCGTCCGCAATATCATAAAGAGTTGCAATCTCTTTGCCATCAGACTGTCTTAAACCACGGCCAATAGACTGTAGATTCCTAACCCTAGACTTAGATGGTGATGTGAAAATAATGTTGTGCAGATTTCTGATGTTTGTACCAGTACTTGTTGTACCAAACGATGCCACAAAAATTGCATCATTTTCTAATTCCATAATTCTACGTATTTCTTCTCTGACTTCTGTTTCAACGTCACCATCAACAAAGAATACCTTACGACCAACGGCCTTTTCTTTAATCATTTCGTATAGTAGTTTACCGTGTTTTTTCATTTGAAACAATACTAATGTATTTTTGGTTAAACTTACTGCCAAATTACGGATGAAACGATTACGGTTTTCAGATTCTATTAAGTACTTCAGTTCATCTGGATAAGACTTGTCTTTCATTTGTTGACAAATCTCCTCAGAGTGTTTTAATACCAAACACTTGATGTTAAAAGATGACAGTTGTTTCTTGTCAATTAACTCTTTGGTTGTTACGACTTTTTTAGTTGGTCCAAATAAACCTTCTAGTACTAACTTATGTGTCTTTGTTCCATCCAAAGTTCCAGTAAGACCAATACGGTACTTGGCATTGACACATGATGTTAATATGGAAGTCAAAGACTGTGCTTTGAATAGATGAGCTTCGTCACCAATGACGTAATCAAATTGATGAAAGTATTCTGGTGGCATCTTGTAAAGTGATTGCCATGTGGAGATTGTTATTGCTTTGTCTGTTGTCTTTTCTTTACCTTGGTAGATTCTGTGTACGTGCATGTAGTTTTTAAAACCAGATTCACTTGCATAATCTCCAAAATCTCCATACAGTTGTTCAACCAATGAGGTGGTTGGTACAATAATAAGGCCTTTAAGATTCTGATAGTCCAACAGTTGACGACAAATCAAATAGATGATTAGTGATTTGCCTGATGCAGTCGGTGACAACAACAAGGTTCTACGTTTTTGTATTGCTTCGATGAACGCATTTTGTTGGTGTTCTCTGACACCAATTGGTTTGCCTTGTGAATGTAGATTCAAAGTATCAAAGAATTTATGTGCATGATACACAGAATATTCATCTTCAATTAGGTCATGTGAGTAGGCATATTCACGTTCATCACAAAATTCTGTAAGATATGGAACTAGTCCAAGATATAATTGACTGGTCTGTAGATTGAATAGACGAATCTTACCATCCCAAATGCGATTCCGATAGGCTGGAACGAACTGATAACCGGGTACAAAGAATGTGAAGTACTCTGATAGTTCCCGTGCAACGTGGCGTTCGCATTCCACTTTGCCGTAAACCTCGTTTACTTTGGTTATTGTGATGTGTTCACTTATTTCCATAATTTTTTCTATAATCTAGTTCTTCTTGAAACCACATAACCAAACTTCTCTGCTCATAGTTTCCTGGTTTGGTTGCCCATGCCAAGTAAGAATCTGGTAAGTCTTTGATATACCTACCTTTATGTTTACCCCAAGGCATTTTAGTATATCTTCTGGATATATGGTCTTTGTTCATTGGCCACCTATAAATTTTTCCCAGGATATAAAATCTCTTAACTGCCATGTTCTTTGTTTAAGTTCGGCCATAATTGATTCAACCACGGATGTAACTTCCTCATGGTATACTTTCTTTTCAAGTAACTTGATGAGGTCTTTATCTGCTTCTAGGTAGGTGTTGATATCCGATTTGAGTGCAAATTGAAATGGATCCCAA